CAGGAACTGTAGCCATGCTACGTTATCTGTGAGGCTACGCTTAGGAACAAGTGGTATTGCCACTCCTCCATAAGCTGCCTCAGCAGAAATTGGTATGCCAAGTCGATCTGCTAATCGCCACGTATAATAATACGGGGAATTACGCCAGAGCGACTTGCTCAATCGGCGTTGAAACCGTCCAGGGTCACCTGCCATTGCGGCAGATTGATTGTTCCAGGTAATTGTACCTTTGGAACCCCCAGGCGGCGCCACCAATACCGAAGTACTGAATGCTGGTACCCCTCTTCCGTGCTCGTAAACGAGCTCGGCAATGATGCTTCTACTTGGGTGGAAAAAGCACTTTCCAGGGGACAAACGTCCTCCCAAGTCACAGAAGATGCGATCGTATAATTTACGTCGCACGGGTGTCCAGCGGGGCTTTTGGGCATCATCGCCCACCCCTTTCAGTACTGGATCTGACCTCCGGAGACCAGGATGGTACTTCCTTTGTCGTTCTTTCCTTGTATAAGGATGAACTTTAAGGACCTCTGTTGCTGCATATAATGTATGTAGCATAAGAGGGGGAAAAAGATGTGGGATCACCCATCATCTGACCCGTACTCGTCAAGGTACCGGGGAGATCATTCAAATCCGAGATCCAATCATCCATAATTTGAATGATTAAATCTGAGATTTGACCTCCCGCTGCAGTGACCCGTTCATCAAAACCGTCTACAAAGACGTCGATGAAGGGTGCACTGGGGAAGAACTCAAACATCCCCGAGGGCATAAGCTCGCCTGGATCAATATCCAGGAGAAGCTTCTTTGTCCCAAATAATTTATCAAAATATTTGGAATAAGGACGGAGCACAGGATAGTGTTCCGTTATGACCTCGTAAGGAGTACGAGTTAGCCATTCGGCATGTAGATCTGTCGCAGCAGAGGCATCTTGGCTATACCAAGAGCCCAGCTCGCCGGATAGATCTATATCCAAATGGCCACCAAGGGCCTGAGAGAACCGGGGGTCATTGACCATAATATAGTCAAGGACTCGCCGGAGAATCTGTTGAACCATATTTGCTGCTGTTAATGAACAGGTAGGAAATCTGGTTTTAAGACCTTTCTCTTCAGCTGCTATCGGTAGAATGGGTAAGTACTTTATGTTATCTAAAACATAAAATACCCCCTTCCGCAGATAGCTCTGCAAGGCAAAAGAGGATCCTGGGAGTTGTTTTTCTAACTCTCCCCAGTCGTTCTCAAATAGCTTGGCGGGTTGACCCTTAGGGGGCCACCCAAAGCCAAGTGAATGAGACATCTGATCCAAC